CCTTTAGATGACCACCCATCAATAAAGTATTTCCTGTTGTTATAATAATCCCAATCATATATAACGTGATTACCTGATGGGGCGTCTGAAATAGAAACAATACTAGTACCTGCATGAGCACCTGCTTCGGATGATGATAATTTAAATTTTCTATTACTATCTCCAGAATCGGATACTCTTACTATATAATAAGCTTGTGGTGTATCTGTAAAATCACCAGATGCTGAAGTTAATCCTGTTATACTTGTGTTTCCGTTATTAAAATAACACACCTTTTGTCCTGTTTTCCAGAAGTGCCCATCACCACCAAAAGGGCCATTTTCTGTTGTTAAAGTATTACTACTTATAGCTGTGGCTGACGGAGCAACTACAACACCTAAAGATGGACACATAGAAGCCATTGGTTGTTCTGAACCATATAAACCTTCTGTTGTGTCATCTAAATCTGTAGCATCGTTTAATGAAAAAGTCTTATTAAAAAATAAATTTCTAGTAGTTATAACCTCATCAGAAAATGTAGCTCCAGAAGTATGATGTCCGTCACTGTAAAAAGCATAAGCAGTAGGATTAATTCTTGATGTATATTCACTATAAGCCAAAGGCATACCTGCATCAGCATATAAGGCGAGGTGTGGGTTAGTTCCATCTGTACCATCAGCAGCACCACCAAGACTCCAAAGTCCATCGAAATTCATTAGTGTAAAATTTTTGTAACTAGCACCCGTTGCAGAACTACCTACAGCATTGAACCATTCATCAGCGTCACTAGGTTGTCTCGAAGAGTCTATACCTGAAGTTGCTGGCAAGGTACCATCAGCTGTCCATGTTGTTTTACCATCAGCTCCTAAATTTGCTGACTGATAACCATTCCAGAAAATATATCTCCATGATGGTTCTATATCATAAGCTGAGGATATTTGAGAAGGGTCTTCAAAACCTAATAATACTATATTATCTGAACGCTTTGTTATACTATTGATTCCTTTTTTATTAAATCTACTAGCAGATATATTACCATATTGAAATGAGGATTCATGAGTTTCAGAACCTGTTATTGATATTCTACCTCTAGGTTTCCCTGTGCCTATTGTAGCGTTAGTATGATTTAAATTTACTCCGTATACGCTAACACTGTCTATAAATATATTGGATTCTGTATCTCTATCTTCATAATTGGCCATCCAATCATTACCTTCACCACTAGCAGTCGCATCGAAATCAGATATAGTATTGGTACACCATATAGAAAGGTGTTGCCACCATTTATCTTGATTTAGTGCTGAACCACCATCACCATCACGTCCATACCATAAACCAGTTCTTGCCGTTTCGCTTCCACCAGATGCTCCAAAATTTTCTAATTCCAATCCAACAGCGTCTTCTTCAACATAAGTTGCGTCGTAATCTGTTACATTTTGTCCATCTTCATTTTCTACAACTAACATAGCTCTATTTGTAGAAGCAGTAGGAATTACAAATTTTATATCGTACCATTCACCTTCATTCATCATGGTAAGCATACTTTCACCTCCTTCGTTATGTGCCTCGTGGTCTTCGTTTGTCCACGTTATGTCTTTATCTCCAGTATTAATTAAGTCGTTTGCAAACGCTGATTTATCCAAAGGAAGGATTTTAATTGCTGAACTATCTTCTTCACCTGAATTTGTTGCAGAAGAAACATTAACAAAAGAAACTGCTATTCCATCATGGTCTGCTGGGTCTGTACCAGAGCTATTCCAAGAACCATCATCTGATAATCTATAACAATAATCATAAAATGTTTCATCTGCTAAAGGAGGTGATGTCGCTAAAACTACATGAAAACCTCTTCTTGCTGTTATAGTGTCATGGTTAGCATCCACTCCTTTGACGAAAGCTTTTTCCAATTTTTTAAAGTTAACTTTTAAACTTAAAGTCCAATCCTGAGCTCCTAGATTTGTATGTGCATTAGCAGCATCCTGTGTTAATGGAAATTTTCCATGTCCGAATGCTCCGTAATCTACATTTCCGTAATTAACAGTAGGCATCGGAAGTCCTTTGTAACATAAGAAACTTTCTTGTTGGTTATGAGAGTATTTAACGTGAGTTGCTGTTGTCTTCCAGAAACTATACATATTACATGCTTGTCCACCTGTTTTTTTACATTCTGTACTGAAACGAACAGCTCCTGTCGCATCTAAAACATTCTCACCTTCTCCCGAAGTAGGGGCTGACGTAAATTCTGAGGCACCTTTAACTATATGAAACATAGTATTTGCAGGAGTAACTTCATCACCATAAGGCTCTGAACCAACTAAGGTTTCTTCGTTATATTGAATATTAGTATTTGGGCTCAAAGAGTTTGGAGGAATTGTTTTAGGTACATACTCATATCCACCTTTCCATTTACCTGCATCCTTTCTAGTTTGATACCATCCTGTACCATCTGAATTAGATTCATAATCATCTAAATATATTTTGTAAGTATCATCACTTTGTTTTTCACCATACCATCTTTTAATAGCCCAATCTGATTCAATTCTCCATGCTCCTTCTTCACCCTGTGCTCTTTCTGTTCCTTCAGGTGCGTCCCATAATGCATCACCTGTTGTAACATAAGGGTCAGTTTTTCTTATTACTGTTCGTTGTACAGATTCAAAATCTAAATCACTTTCTCTATAGGGTGAACCGTTAAAATTTTCTGATATTGTCTCATATCCTGTAGGTTTTGCTGAGACGACGTGTATATCTTGTTTGTATGTTTCTGCACGAATATAACCCCAAGGTCCTTCACCTGTGGTATCTGTAGGAACATAATTGTTACTAGAGTAAGCTACTAATGTTACTCTTGTATCTGCTAAAGCATTTGTTATACTTGTAGCAAAAGCGAAATTATCTCTGTCTATTCTTATAGCATAATATTCTAATTCAGGTGTTATACCTGCTAACAAAACATCTTTATACTGATTAGTGAATGGTGAATGGTATATTCTATCACCAGTGTTTAATCCATGGTTAAGAACCTTAACATAAGAACCAGTCTCACTACCACCACTTGTATGTGTGATACCAACAATTTGTTTTCCACGAGGCACTGTTCTTATTCTACCATCTCCAGACCAAGCATCTGCATCTTGAGGTCCTGTTTTTAATTTATAAATATTAAAAGTTGGAAATGACCCTTGTGAAGCTGAAAGACCAGTGGTATACAAACCTATTTCTCCACCTTTAAGTTCGGCATTACCATATGAAGGTTTATCTGCTATTTCAAATCTAACTAAAGATTTTTTAGGTTCGTCATTTCCACCTACCTTTAGGTAAGGTGCTGTACCATCATATAGGTCTGGGTATGATGCGTGTAGTGTAGTATCTGCGGTTGCTACTTTTTTAATTTTAAATTCTACCATTATATCGCTCCTGAATCATTTACTCTTTGTAATGCAGAGGGTAAAGCCGCTGCAACTCTTTCGGCGAAGTCTTCTCCATCTTGGACATTAACATCGCCCATATTTAAAGTTATGCCTCCACCAAGCATATTTTGTGTCTTAGGTATAACTGTCTCTCCTTTTTGTAGCATAGCCATACCATGTTCAGTGGTCATACCACCATTATCGTAAGTTGGGAGGAAAGTTCCTCCTCCATCATAACTTCTTTCTTTGTTGAATTTCATATCTGGTAAATCTCCACCTGAGCCACCGTGGGCCTGTGATGCTTGTGATGCAAATTTCTTGTATAGTGCCCATGAACCTACTGCAATAATAGTTCCAGCAGCAAGGGCAATAGCAGCGGCTGTAAATGGTTCTTTATAAATATCCAGTGCGCCCTCTGTTGCTTTCATCATATTAAGTAAGTAAAGAGCAGCTGCTACACCAGCAATAGCTGCACCCAATGGTCCCATCAAATCTATTAACATTTTTGTTCCAACCACAAAAGCTGTAATTTTAATAGTTGCCATTGCTACAGATGCTGCATACAACATATAAGCTCTACTAGTGCTAGTTGCCATTAGTCCTTCAACAAAAAGTGACCCAGCTGATAAATCAATAGATTTTGCCATTGCTATTTTACCTGCTATCCATGTTGGCATCAATCCCATATCTTTCATCATTTGCATTGTGCTTACTTTGTGTATAGGAATACCTTGTGCCATAGCGTACATTAACATCATTTGAGCTCTAGCAGCCATTATTGTCAATATATTAGATATAGGTAATATAGCAGTTACTATTTTTAATCCAGCATACCATTTAAGAGAAGAGGGACCTAAAAATTCTATAATTGATAGTAAAGCTTTAAGTGGAGCAGTTGCTACCTTTAATAAACTTGCAAAGGTTTCTAAACCAGAATCTTGTTCTAAAAATACATCTTTTAATTGTCTTATAACTATAACTGCTTCTTCGAGTACTGCTAATACAAATTGTTTGAGAGATTCACCATGCTTAGAGTATGTCTCTTGGCCATCTGGTCCTATCACAATAAAGAACTGAGTGAACTCGTCCACAAGCTCTTTTATCCTAAGAGTGAACTCGTTTAATGAACCTTGAGCTGCACCTACCTCGTCAGCGAGCAAAAACGGAGCCAATAGAGCGTTTTTAACTCTTTGGATTTGCATAGCTAAAGATTCTTGCTGAATGTCTGCCATCCTTGTAGCTTCTCCAGTTGAGTTAGCTACAGTTCTAACAGCATTATCAAATTCATCTGCATTTTGAACTAATAGAGCGAACGCAGTTGCACCACGTACGTTCATATCTTCTAACATAGCAGTTAAAGCTTCAAGGTCAGTAACATCACCGAAAGCTGCTTTTGCTTCTAAAGCAATAGCTGATAAAGCTTTCATGTTACCTTCTGCATCCATGAGAGATACTCCCATCTTAGCAAATGCTGATTCATTATCACTAGCGTGTTTTGCAAATTGTGCTAATGCCTGTCGTAAACCACGACCTGCAATACCAGCTTCTAAAGCACGGTTAGATAGAACTTCCAAACCACCAAGTAATTCATCTATACTCTGTCCGGTAGCCACAAAGAAAGGCATAGCAAATTTAACAGAACTTGATAAATCTTGCCATTCAACTAAAGATTTCTGAATTGTGTGTGCAAATTTATCTGTAAGCATGCCAGCATCAGTCATTTCCATACCGAAACCCATAATTGTCTGTGTAGTCAATTTAGCTAATGTGTTGTGGTCACCCTGAGTTGCCATAGCTAATTTCATAGTGTGTTGAAGAACTTCCTGAGATTCTGCTGCACTAAGACCAGCAGAAGCCAGTTGGTATAAACCAGTAGCTGTTTCTTGTGCAGAAACACCATATCTAAGTGTAAAGTTAACCATTGTGTCACTTACTTCATGTAATTCTTTCTTAGTTACATTAAAAACCGAATTAGCATTAACTATAGTCTTTTCAAAATCCATAACAGTTTCAGCTAAAGGCTGCATTTTATAAAAGAATGCTGTAGCTGCTGCTGTACCTATAACAAAAGCATTCTGTATACCAGCTTTAATTTTACCAGCTGTCATAGACGCAACTTGTCCTATTCTTTGAAATCCTTGCTGGACAGCTTTAAGTCTTTGTATTTGTTTCTTTTGTTCTACAGCTCGTGTCTTTTCAGCTTTACGCTCATCTCTAGCGTTTTTTCGTTTAATTTTATCAAGTTTTCTTTCTTGTTGAGTCAAATCTTCATTAAGATTAACCATAGCCTTTTCTTGTTTGACTAAAGCTTCTAACTCTGCTTCAGCAGCTTCAGTAGCTTGTCCTCGCTTTTTCATATTGGCTATTCTTTCTTTCTCATCTTTAACCATTCTTTTGGTTAAATTAATTAAACGCTTTCTTTGTTCTACATCTTTCTTTTGGAAATCAGTTACAGACTGACCTGTTCCAAATCCACCTTGGGCTTTTCTAACTTTGATGCCCATCTTCTCAGCATTTTTTACATATTTAGAATAAGAAGATTCCATACCCTTCATTGACTTTTTGAATTTATCTTCATACTCAGTAATTTCTTTGGTACTCATTTTCTTTTTCTGAGCATCAGTCAAAGGTTTAGGCATAGACCGTTGTAATGCCTTTTGAGTTTGTTGTGCTGCTTTAGTTGAACTTTTTCTTAAAGCTTCAGTAGCTTCTTGGTCGATTTTTTCTATTTTCTTCATCGAAGCAGCATAATCTTTTTCGGTCTGTTCGAAACCTTTTGCTGTTGATTTCATAGCCACTGAATTTAGCGTGTTCGCTAACGATTCAAATAATCCTATCGTTTTGCGTGCACCACTTCTATCTACGTCAAAGCCTACTCCGGCTTGTACTAGATAATCAGACCTACCCATATTATTCTTCTCTTATTAAGTTAATCCTAAATCTTTAAAGGATTTCGCTCTCTCTACTTTACCTGCCCTCAATTCATATTTTCTTTTCATTGAAATACTACGACTATACTGTGACCTAAGTTCGGGTTTATCTTTTGCTAGTTTACCTATCTCATCAGGTGTATAACCGTCGAACTGGTGTATAACATTATAATTATTCAAGGCCATCAATAACCCTGTTAATTCATGTCTTGGAGTTGCTTTTATTTCACTCCAATTCATACCTAGTTCTTTCATACATGGGATGATTACAAACACCGCATCTGGCGATGTAGTCATCCAATTTACAAATTTTCAGCTTGTGTTCCTAATATCGTACTAGAAATGCTCCACCTGAGTGTAGTTGGTAGAGAGCCCCAATTTTCTTCTGTTAATGATGTACCTTCGGGGTTTTTATCATTAGCTTTTTTAATCATTGCTAATACTCTTTCTGATGCCATTTTTTTGAAATACTCTGTTTGTTCCTCTTCAGGCATGTCATCTGTTGGTATAGCCATCTTTGGTTCTTCTGCTTCTACTAATTCACACCATTGTATGTGTAGTTTCTTTCCTTGCCAATCCAAATTGGTTGACTGTACTTTTTCTGTCATTTGGACTAATTCTTCGATTGTCCACATTTCGTTTGCTTCTTCTGTCATATTTTCTCCTTAAAACGCTTACGCGTGTTTAATCTTGTACTGCTACCATGCTACCATCAGGAAGCTTGAGCATAGGTCCGTTAGCGGTATATATTATTTCGCCTTCGGGTTTCTTTTCTGGTTTAGGAGTAGGCTCCTCTTCTGGAGCCTTTTCCTCTACCAATTCTTCTTTCTTTTCTTTTTTGTCTTTAGCCATATTTATTCACCTCAGAAGGTAGTATTAGCTGTTACGTTATCAGTACCAGTTGTACCTGCTGTAATTATAGGTTGTAAGTAAGACATGAATTCTATTGTTTCTTCAGTTGTTCCATCAGCATTTACTGTGACAGTATGTGATTGTACACAACATTGTGGTAAAGTTAAAACTTGACCATCTGTCTTTAATTTCAAGAAAACTCTATATCCATAATCTGAACGTGCTGGGTTTGCATTTTCATGGTATTGTCCGTTAGCCAATACACCATGTCTTGCAGCATTGAATATTGCATCGTAGACGTTATTATTCTTTTTCCTTGTGATTGATAAAGTAGTTTCTTTCTTAACTTCTACTTTCATAGCAGTCCTAGAACCAATATAAGTTATATCTTCGTCCTGAACACCCAAAGAGATATCTACTCCTGTAACATCTGATTGTTCGTTAGACCATTGGTAATTACCACCATCTGATGGTTCTTGTGTACCAAAAACAGTCGTATCACCGCTACTAAAGTTAGTATTAGGGCTATTTGCTACATTGTATCTTGCTCTTGGTCCAGCAAAAACATTTGTATTAGGGTCTGGTCCTTCATTATATTGAGGAGTTTGTAATCCTCCGGCTGCTGTGACACCTATTCCATATTGGTCATCTTCTGTGGTAAGGGCTACAACAACATCTCTTCCAAGATAGTAAGCCATATCAAAACCTCAGATTGCAGTCGTAACTGCGTACATTGCTGCGTCGTCTGCGTTAGCTGCTATAATTGGTGTAACGTGAGAAGTAAATTCTAAAGTTTCTTCTGTAACACCGTCTGCACTCAAAGAAACACTGTGTCCTGTTATACAAGCATTTGGTATTGCTATTGCTTCTACTGCATCTTGTAACTGAACAACTACTCTATATCCGTATGATATATCTGAACCTGCTTTATGGTCTTCTGGTGATGATAGACCTGCTGATATTAAATTATTATCACAACCCCATCTTGCTCCCACTTGTCGGTGTGCGTTACCATCTGAACATTCAGCTGCCTTGATTGGTCCGTTAAAAATAACGTCAAGTTCATTGTCTGATTTCTTGAATGTTAAAGAAACAGTTGTTTCTTTTTTAATCTCTGCTTTTAGTACTGAGCGTTGTCCCATGTAGGATACGTCTTCATCTACTACGCCTATTCCGATGTCTACTCCGGTTATATCTGTTTTTGCCAGACCATCAGCTAAACCTGCTTGTGTTCTAGTGTTTGCAAAGTTTGTGATAGCGTTAGTATCCAAAACTGTACATTCATTAGAGCTTACAGCTATACTGTCGTCGGCATCTTCGGTTATAATCCAGACTTTAACATCTCTTCCTAAATAATATGCCATATTTATTTTTCTCCAATTGGTTTACGTTAATGCGATTGTCTAGAATAGCTTTAACGCTTACTAGTATTATATAACGGGACTATATAAAGGTTTCGGCAAATCACTCTGATTTAGTAGGATATTCCATCAAACCTATATAAGGCATGGCCCAAAACTTTGTGCTTCCAAATGAATCTAATTTATGTTTCCTTTTATTAGACATAAAATTCTTACCTGCTTGCATAACACTGTCAGGTTTTGTGTTGGTTCCTACTATAGCAGGTATCTTTGAAATTAATTTTTCAAAAGACTTTGGAGCAAATGTAACTGTGGTTGATTGCCTAACTCTAGTTCTAATATTAGTTTGTGCGTTTGCTTTAGTTTTTTGTTGACCTTTAGCTCCCACTCCACATATTTTTCCTTGCATAAAAGCTTGTTTCTGTCTTGCGCTGGTTTCTCTAGCTACTCCATCAGCTAAATTTCTATCCTTTTCCATTATAGCTAAAAGGTGGTTTTCTCCTTGTAACATTAGAACACCTTGTGGTGGGTCCTTTGCAATTACACTTTTCATAAATTGTGGTATACCTAAACCTCCAACCTGTGTATTTTTTAATTTCATAGGAACACTAGCATAAGTGTTTTGTCCTTGTATAGTACCTACAAGGTGACCTTGTCTGAAATTTTGATTAGCATCTCCTGCTAAATTAATAACGGTGTGTATAACATATTTTAAGGCTGTAGCTTGACTATTTTTTTCAGCTGTGTCTATACCTAAAATTGCACCTACTTGTGCAACTGTAGCTCTTGGGTCTTTTGGGGGTACATCTTTAGATTTATTAGCTTTTGTAATACTTTTTAGTATTTTTTCCATAGATTTTATTCCACTTTTCTTATCAGCGCCTTCAGCGCCAACTCTTGTTATTAGTTTAGTAATTTGTTTATTATATACATCTACATTAGCAATAAACATTTTTACAACAGCTTGTCTAAGTGCTTCTAACTCTTCTTCTCCTCCTTCCTTAGCTGCCTCAATAGCTTCTTTCATACCACCTATACTTTCTTGAACAATACCGTGTTGATTTGCTTGATGGATGGGCATTTCTGTAGAATCCATATATAAAGCTGTACCATCTTCCATTCTGTATTTTATATCAGCTGACCTCGCTTGTGTTATACTTTCGAAAGATGAGGGTATAGAATCTACCTTTTCGGTATAAGGAGTTTCTTCACGTTCTTCTTCTGGAACGTCAGCTTCAGCCCCTACGCTTTTCAAATCTTTTCTTAAATTAGATTCATCTAATGCTTCACCGAACGCATCTCTAGCTAAATCTTTAGCCATTTTAATTAATGCAGTTTCTTTATCTTTATATAAATTTTGTAAATATACTGGAAGGTCCTTTTTAGTTTTCATCCAATTAGTTAAGTCTGTTTCTATAAGAGATTTATCTGTATCTCTTGTTCCATGTTGATACCAAACTCTAGAGCCCCATAGTTTGTACATTTCTCCATGGCCCATAAATTTAGCTTTTGTTAATCTTGTTTCCATTTCTTCTTGAGACATCCCAAGTTCTTGTCCTTTACTTTTTATGGCTTTTTTTTGAGGGCCTTCTAATGATTCATACGCTTTATTCCAAGGTTGTCCTTGTCCTAATTTTCCAAAGAACTTACCAACCCATCCTTCTGTCAGTGTAGGTTTGCCTTGAATTGTTTTAAATGTACCTTTACCCCAACCTCGTTTATGCATCCACTGCATACCTTTTCTACCTTTACCCTTTCCAGCTTTCCAACCTGCATCTTTACTGAATAATTCTGGATAAAAACCAGAAGTTATGGTGTAAACCATTTCTTGTGGTAATTGAGTGCCCATGTTATCACCTTAAATTTAAGAAATATAATTCAAATTCAGCTGTAGCGCCATGCCATTGAGCTGATGGGAAATAACCTATATCACGCCATTGAGCAAGATTTCTTTCGACTACTTCTAACTCATCTTCTTCATAATCGTCCCACTCTATTTCCATAACAGCATTAGCTATATTTAACATCAACCAATTTAATAAACGACGTTGTTTATATGTAGTCGTTTCAGAAGCATTGTTTTTAATTCTATTGCTAGTAATAGTAACTTCTGTATCCTTGTCAACAAATAAATGTACCAAAAAAGCAACTCCATAAACTTCACCAGAACCTGATGATGTACTATTACTGGAACTACCAAAAGTTACACTTTCACCAAAAAACTTTTCCTCAAACCCTGAAGCGACTTGTTGAACTATTACAGCAGGGAATCGCAACTCTTCTGTCTCAGGATACTGACCATAAACATATATATCTTCTCCTGACCCTGTCTGTGTATTTATCTTGTCGCTTATACCCATAATAAGGGCACGTTCTATAAGATTGAGAAAGTCTTTTGCCATACTACCACTTTACCTTGTTAGCCCAATATGCAGCTGACATTTTACCTTTCTTTATATTTTTACCATGACGTGCTTTAAAACTCTTACGTCTTGCTTTTTGTCTTGCAGATTCTCCTTTCTTAGGTTTACCTGCTGTTTTAACTCCTTGTTGACCAAATCTAATCAATTTAGTTTTACCACCTTCTTTAGCCACAACTACGTGTGACTTCTTAGGGTGATTAGGAGTTCTCTTAGGTTTGTTATAAGCTGTTACTCCTGCTCTTGTTAGTTTTGCATCTTTCTTCTTTTTTATTGGCATTACTTCTTCCTCTTCTTAGTCTTTTTCTTTTTTGGTCGTCCTACTTTTTTTCCGTATGTTCCTTTTCCATATGGCATTATTTCGCCCTCCTTACAGCTTTTTTTACCTTTTTAGAGTACTTTGCTCGACTGCCAACTCCACCAGCTTTTCGTTTCTTACGATTTGCTGCTGCCTTTTGTGATTTAGTCATTTTTGCTCTAACACTCTTAGGTAGGTAACGTCCTCTTTTTGATTTAGGCTTTTTTGCATCAGCCTTAGTAATATAGCCCCATTTTTGTTTTCCCCACTTCTTAAGGGACTTTTGAGATTTCTTCATTGCCATTAACGGTAGCCTCCACCTGCTTTCTTATATGCTTTGGCAAGCATCTGTGCTTTACGTGCTGACCACTGTCCGGGTGCTCCACCCTTGCTACCTGCTTTAATTCTATTGAATAATCTTTTACGCATAGTAGGTTTAGTATAATTACCTGCTTCGTTTACTCTACTTTTCTTTGTGGATAATTTTCCACCTGATGTATATACTTTAGCCATAAGCTCTTCTCCTGCTTCCTCTTTCTCCTCTTACTCTAACAGCCTCTATTTGCATATATTCATCTCTATAGTCTTTAATAGTCTCTATCCTCCACTCAGCTTCTTTATATAGATATATGTCTTTAAGCTCTATTGAGCCATTGCTCGACATAGTAATTAATAGGGAGCTTAGATAGGAAGATGAAGCTCCACCTCTTAACTTATCTATGTTTAAATCAGTAGTTGTAGCTGTAAAGGATTTATTTGCACCATTGATGTATACTTCTTGAGTGTCATTAGTTTCTATGTCTCTGAGTGGTAAGTCTATTGTTGTCCAATCAGATGGTTCTAATGGGTCAGATGCAAATGAATTGTTTGTCCAGACTAATGTCTTGGATGTTGAGTCTATACCTGTAAGGGTTATACTCTTGAGTCCGTCTGTGTCGGATTTAATCTTAAATTGAATTCTGTCGATTTCATATCCTGCGGGGTAAGTGGAGCCCGGGGATAAATCTATACCTTTCGAAGTAGAGCTTGTTGAGCTCTCATCGGATGGATTTATTATTACTCTTTCCATATCTATTAATTTATCGAAAGTTTCTAACTCGTTAAACTGTTCTGTTTCGCTGAAATTATCTAAAGCCTTAATGTAGGATAAAGAAGGGGCATAAAAGGTACAAGTGCCAGTTACTCTGTGTCCAGTCCTTTCTAATTTACCAGAACGGCTAGAAATAGGGCTTTGAAGCATTTTAAGGCCCGGTAGAACTAGTTGTGGTGTGTTATGATAGTAAGCAGCATCTGTGCCCGCAGATTGCGTTGTAGTGCTACTTGTCTCATAACCAAAATTTACTGCTGGACCAGCTAAAGAAGATGCATCTGCTTTTGTGGTCTTTGTTTCTTTTGAATAAATAGCGTCTCTTACAAAAAGTAAATCTCGTACTTGTTTAGAGCGGTGACTGAGATGTCTTAACATCTTGGGCATATTTATAGACCCAGTGTTCACCGCACTAGCCATATTACATTCCTCGTGGTTTTTGTCTTACGTTCAGTGTTGAATCACTACCATCAATGTTTTTCTTCCAGTCAACATCACCTTGTGTTGCACTGGCATTGTATGTGCTAGTTTTAATACTCAAGGCTTGTTTTGCTATTATTGCCTCATTTGCTAATTCTAAATATTTGTTATATGGTTCTTCATCAACATATTGGACGAATATATCTCCTATCCTTAGTTGTTCAATTCCCATACCATTCTGTGCTATACTTCCTAAATAACAACTATAATACATAACTGCATTGTCATAAGCTGCATCGGCAGAAGTTACATCATACGTCAAAGCTGTTTGTTCTGTAAACCACTCACTTGCCATACTAATAACTAAATCTAAATCATCATCTGATATTTCTTCAACATTAATACCGCTGAGTAAACGTATTCTACTTCTCAAACCAGCTAAAGTTGTTATTGTTGTTATTGCCATTTACATCATCCCCATTGCACCTGCTCCACCAGCTGCTGTAACTAATACAGCTAACCATCTTTGAAGTGATGACTTTATATCATTTTCCCACATTTCGTGGTGAGCTAAATGATTCGTAAAAAGAGTTTCGAACTTATCCATTCTATTGTAGATAGTCTTAATCCTTTCGTCCATACGAATTAATAATTCTTCTCTTTCCCATTCGTCCATATTATCCCTCCAACACTGCTATTCTAGCTTCGAGTGCAGTATTTTTTGCTGATAATTCTTGAACAGCCTTTATTAGTGCCATTCTATACTCATTTCCAAATTTCATTGATATACCTGCTATGTCACCATAGGTTTCATCACCTTCTTTAGCAACATTAACATATTCAGAATCTATAGTTTCTATATCTTGTGTTAAAACACCAATATGTGTTCCTGAAGGACCGTAACCATCTTTGTAAGTAAATGTCTTTAATTTTAAAGCGTCTATTAAACTTAATCCTGTAGTAAAATCTGTGATATTTTCTTTTACTCTACTATCCGAAGCACCCGGAGCTGAAGCTGCATGAGTTACAATACCTACAGAAGCCGTTAAATCAACTTGCATTGATGGCATACCTGCTGTTGTAAAACTAAACACACCAGCACCCACATCAACTCCAGCATCTCCGTGACCAGTATATGTATCAGCTTCTACGTTTCCATCAAAGAATGCATCTTTAAATTGGCGGCTTACTGTTCCCAAATCATATTGATTGTTGGTGTCAGGTACCAAATCTGAATCGACTTGGTCAGACCATGCGTTACCGCTTCCTCCACCACCTGTAGCTGCTATTGTAATGCTACCACTACCATTAGTAACAGATATACCGCTACCTGCTGTAATAGTTGCTAGTTGTGGGTCTGTACTACCATCACCAATAGGAATTTGTCCATTAGATGCAACGCCCAGTGCAGTAATTGCCCCTGTACCAGAACCTAATAATAGCCCACCATCAGTAAGAGATGTTGCACCCGTACCGCCATTAGCTACTGGTAAAGTTCCAGTCATATCATTTGCTAAGTCAACATTAGAAAGACTATTTCCAGAAGCATTAGCATCGAATGTTTTATTTGTAAATGTATTTGTACTTGAGGATGTAGCATTGTTGGCAGCATGTGCCATTACATCAGTTCCTATTTCTAAACCTAAATCTGATTTTACTTCAGAATAACTTCTACCTTCTAAACCATTGGCAGTAAATTTAGCGAAATCATTATCTGCTGCATCTGCGTCATCTATTTCTACAATATTATTATCTGCTATACCTATAGCTCTTGAGTTTATACCAGAGGTACCATTACCCAATAATACCTGACCAGATGATAAAGTGCTTCTACCAGTTCCACCATGTGCTACTGCAATATCTGTTGCTGCCCACTCACCGGCTGTTACACTACCAAGTTCCGTGATGGTTAACGAATTAGCTCCAGCTACGTCAGTAATTGCTGCATCAACTATATTATGGTGAGCAGTACTCATTAATCCTGCTATAGAACCTGTTGCCTCTCCTATTACTACATCGTTTCCTGTAGATGATGTAATTGTAATTTGATTTGTAGCAGTAGTTTTACCAAGGTCTGTAGAACCTCCTCCGGATGTTGCAAATCTATCATTTATTGCTGCTGCTGTCATTAGTGCAGCATCTGAATCACTGAAGGTTTCTCCAGACTTTGTTACTTGTGTTATTCCTTGTGTAGAACCACCTGTAGTATCAAAAGTCCATGTTCCTGTAGTTGTAAAACCACCTGCTGTGATTGTACCACTTGTGGTATCATTAGCATCATTCTTTAAGAAAGCATCATCAACAGCAACAGTAGCTGTTCCACTACTATAGGTAACAGTTGCGTTAGTTCCACCTGCTACAATAACTGCTCCTTTATTAGAAGCTGTACTATCTTCAGCTGCAATAGAAATATTTACACCACTATTTGTGACATTCATACCTGAACCACCAGTCATTACAAAACTTGCAGTTGTTCCAGAACTATCTGATGCCTTAGAACCAGTACCAGTATCTGTTGTAAATTCAACTGTGTCAAATTTGGTTGGAAGTTCAGCTCCTATTTTATCAAGAATTGCTGCTGAAGTCATTAAAGAAGTGTCGTTATCTGCGAAAGATTCATTAGTACTTTGTATAGTACTTACTACAGCTCCAGAACCACCAAGTTGAATACCATCATCATCGTCTATACGCATAACTTCTGAATCGCCATTATCTTTAAATACTATATCTTTATTATTAATCATTTGTCTAATAACGATATCACCACTGTTGGTATTTGTAAATTTAAGGTGTCCTGCTGCGCCCCCAAACTTAAAATCTATTTCATCGCCGTCTGCATTTAATTCTATATCTCCTGCTGCATCTAAATCTATATCACTAGCACTTTCTATTTCTAAGGCTCCTGAAGAAGTGGACCATTTACATGCTTCGGCTGATGTAATTGTAACTGGTGAACCTGCAATGGTTCCTCCAGTATCATTATCGTGAGTAATTGTAAAATCATTCCCTGCACCCATATTTATAACTGACGCATCAGATGTTAAGAATAAATCATCTCCTACTTTGAGGTCAGTACTTATATTAACTTCTGTACTTGCATCTATATCTACTGTAGGTGCAGTAATTGCTAATTCAGTAGTTGCTGCAATATCTAATTGGTTGTCTGTTGACTCATAGATGTGTTGTCCAGAACTGGCTCCTCCAAATTCTAATTTACCTGAACTGGCAATTACTAAATCATCTCCATCAAATGTTAGATTTGCTTCTCCCTTTAAACCATCTGTACCAGTCGCTGTAACTACATAATTATTAGAACCAGTTGCTAAAAAATCAGAAACGTCCACTCCAATCGTTGCAGCGTAATCTCCACTACTTGCTCCAGATACACTTGTAATATCTACACCTGTTCCAGCTGTTAAACTTACACTAGTTATATCTCCGCCACCTGTAATCCATTCAGGGGCACCAGCACTTGAGTCCATTGCAAGAATCTGGCCAGCAGTACCTTTTGCTAGTTTAGCTAAAGTTGTTGAACCTGATGCATATAAAATATCTCCAGAAGTAAATGAGGTTATGTTTGTACCACCATTAGCTACTGGTAAAGTTCCAGATACATCATCAGCCAAAGCAATTGCTCCTAAAGTAATTGCTTGAGAAGATAATGATAAATAATCGTGTGAAGATGTTACAAGGGTTACATTTGTTGAATTATCAGTTCCTGCTGCGTCAACACCAAGAGTAGTTCTTTGTGCAGCTGCATCGGCATCATCTAATATTGCTCTACCTGCTGCTGTTAAACCAGTTACTGCGTATGTATCAGAACCGCTAGTATATATCATTTTGTTAGCAGCTGTTGTAAGACCTGCTATAGAGTTGAGACCAGCATCATAAGCTTGTACATCAGTTCCAATTTCTAAATTTAAATCTTGTTTCACTTCAGAATAACTTCTTCCTTCTATTGTGTTTGCATCCGTAAATTTAGCAAAATCGTTACTTACTGGTGTACCTGAAGTATCTACCGTACCTGTATTGGTGGTGTATCCACTATCATTATTAAAACTAGATATTTTAAAAGTTGACCTTTCATTGGATGAATCACCAAACCAGATTAATCTGTCTGCGGTATTCAATACTATTTCACCACTTGTAAAATCTGAATTAACAGGTACGTCAGATGAAGTTGTACTATGTTTCATTATGATTGTGTTTGCCATTTTTTCTCCTTTGGTTTAATAGACCATCATTGCATAAGCTCAGGTCTATTTAAAGTTTGTGTTAGTTCTAGAATGAACCACCGTCTATAGTTGCACCACCAATTTTCCCATCAACGTATAATGCATATGAATTAGTTAATGTTTGATTGCTTCCTGCTACTGGGTCACCACTAATAAATACTGTGGCTGCTGTAGTTGTTGTTACACTAGAGTTACTAGCTGCAAAAGTTGGTTTTTCAAAACTATACAAATAAGCTTGTGTTGCTGTTCCAGAAGCTGATGTGGAATTATCAGTATAAGTTACTCCACCTTCATTGTGTAATAATATACCATCAGTGGCAGGGGTGAAAGTTGTTGCTGCAACATCAAGAGTTAATTTACCAGTGGTAGTTATAGCTCCAGCTGCGACAGTTCCTACTGTAATGTTAGGTGTTCCTGCTAATCCTGTTGCAGTACCTGTTACTGTTGTTGTGACTCCTGCTGATGTTAGCATTCCACTATTTGGGTTATAGCTAAGACCTGTGTCTGTTTCAATTCCTTGAGTTCCTGTAGCGCCATCGACAAATGTTAGGTATACTGTTTCATCCGTTGAATTGTTAGCTGTTGCTGTAATACTTGTTGCTAATGTAGCCGTATCTGCATTACCTGAAGTGTCTGCTGCGTTATCAGGTATGTCACCTGAAGCAAGACCATAAGACCCTGAAACAGTCAAAGCACCAGTAATATCTACACCTGCTGCGTCCACTCTCATTCTCTCTGTACTATCAGTATCGAATAATATTACATCATCGGTTCCAAAATCAATTGTATTGTTTTGCGAATTACCACCAATGATAAGTGAATTATGTTTAACTGAAGTTATTCCAGTTTGTGCTGCTGCAACTGAAAGAGTATTTGTTGATTTGGACAATCCTGTACCAGCTGTTAAATTACCTGCTGCGTTGAATTGTGCCCAATTAATATCATCAGTACCAACAGTTTGCGAATCAGTGTCGTTAGTACATACATAACTTGTATCCGCACCGGCTGTACCAGCTGTCACGAAAACAAAGGCATTTGCGATTTGGTCACCTGCTGCGTCAAAATCACTTACTCTAGACCAACTACCACTAGCGGTAGTATATATACCATTTTGTGAAGCATCTGTTTGGTCTTTGACAAGAATTCTTGATGTCGAAGTTGTTACTCCATCAATACTTTGTTCTCCACTTAAAGTAATATTTGTGGTTGTTGCTACTGCACAGTCTGTTTTAACTACTAGACCTAAAGCTGCTGCATCTGATGCTGCGTCTACATAAGCAGTTGTTGCTAAAGTTGTATTATTCGTACCTGCTGATTGTGTTGTTGCTGTAGTTCCGTTTGGTAAAGCTGGCGTTCCACTTACGTTTGCCGCTGTTCCAGTTGTATTCTGATTTAATGTTGGGACAGAAGCTGCTGCTAAATTATCAATTGTTATGCTGTCAGCTTCTAATGCTATGATACCATCACCGGAACCTGCGTTAGATGCTTTAATAGTCATTGTTTTATCACTACCGGAATTAGTTGTCATTGTTAAGTTAGAAGTATCAGTTCCGTCGATAGAGACTGTTGTTCCGTCCATTGTTATTCCAGCGGTAACATCTATGTCTAATATACCAGCGTCTATTTGAACTTCTGAACCTGCGTTTGCATTTGCGTCAATATGAAATGCTAAACCAGATGTATGTGCTGAAGTTAATGTCATGTGACCATCAGCACTTGTAGTTGCTATGTGAATTTCGTCAGCAGCATCCACTGTGACATTTTCTGCTGCGTCTATATCCACACTACCAGCACTTGCGTTTAAGTGTAATGCACTTGCACCAGTACCAGCTGAAGCTAGTCTCAATTCTTGAGTACTTCCACCAGCTACTGCTATGTCTAAATCTTTTGCTGAGCCTGTAACTGTTAAGTTAGAATCGTCTGTACCATCTATTGACAGGGTTGTTGCATCTAGTGTAAAACCAGTTGTACAGTCTATATCTAAGTCTGCTGCTGCATCTATATCAACTTGTCCTGCCGAATTTAAATGTACTTTACCACTTGTTGTGGTTTTTACTGTGTTAGCTGCTGCTGTTGCGTTTGTAGTGACAGTGTGTGTGCTTCCACCTGCTATGGTGATATTTGCATCACCAGTTGTTATATCGTCTGCTGCGGTACTTCCTGCACCAGCAGTAGCGACTTTTGTCATTACCGGAGTAGAATCTGATGAACCTATCCACAACTCGCCGGGGTCTGAACCATTGTTTAACCAAGCAAGTTCTCCTGCTTCAAGGTTAGTTGGGTCAGATGTTCCAGCAGCTGCACTCCTTTTTATTTGTATTGTATTTGCCATTTTTTATTTTTACCTTGCTTAGAAGGTTCCTCCATCAAGTTTCATTCCGTCTAATTTCACTTTATCTGTACTTGTGTCTCCTTCAGTGTCTTCTGGTTCCATAGAACCAATCTCTGTCCCATCATTATTATAGAATTCAATCTTTCCTTCTACTCCGGAACCTCCTCCGGTTACAACTACTCTTGGGTCAGGCATCGGGTTCAACCTCCAACTTTGCGTCCTTACGACATCCAATTACACTCCAATCAAAACTCCAATCATTTTCTGCATTAGTTTCTAACCAGAAACCACTATCATTCCTTTCTGATATCCATACGTTATAATCTCCGTATGTAGTTAAATTCACTGTATAGTCTGGGTTTACCATATTAGACCAATACATAGGTAAATCAACTGCAACCTTTCTTCTTTCATCTACCACATCAAAAGAACCGCGAGCATACATTCCATGCTCTGGACCTTCTAAAGAGCCATAAACTAATCGCTTATTCTCTAATAGAGGATGGGGTATATTAAAAGATTTCGTCGTTGCCTCAAGATGCCCCGTAATCGAGACTGCTGCATTCGACGCTGCGGAGTTACCACCAGTTACGCTTAAAGCTGTAGTTCCACCACTACCTGATGTTCCAGACAATACTAATTGTCCAGTCATTGTATCTCCTGTATTCTTAACCATAACATCATTAACTGTTATAGCTTGACCACTTAGCGATAAAAGACCTAAAGATTGATTATCTATAGTTATCGCATCATGAGCTGAAGCTCCTGTTGATATATCACTGTAAGATGAACCATCATTTGTTAATTGCCATTTATCTGTACTTTCATTCCATCTTATTGCTACATTATCTGAAGTACCACGTTCAATTTCTAATCCTGCATTTTCACTTGGTGTGCCAGTCACATCTTTATTTAATACCATTATATTATCACTAGTTGATAAAGTAGTTGTTTCTATAGATGTAGCTGTTCCTGTAACTGTTAAATTACCTGAAATTGTTGTATTACCTGAAACAGTTAATGCTCCAGAAATATCAGCATCTCCATTAATATCTGCATTTCCATTCATTTCTATTTCAGTTGCTGTTAAATCTATTTCGTCTGTAGCACCAATAGATAATATTGTTGTACTAGAACCTTGAATAAATTGAGAACCGTCATTAAAACATAATTTGTTGGTGTCATTAAGGGTCAAACCAAGTCCATCTGTGTGGGTTAGTATTGTATCATTATCTACACCAAATTTTAATTGTGAAGAATCTGAAAGGAAAGATAGACTGCTTGGTGTACCTGCCGTTCCTGTAATTAAATTACCAGTACCTTTTATATTCCCATCTACAGTTAATCTTTCTGTAATAGAACTATACGCTAAACCTGAACCAGCACCTATACCTACATTTCCTGTATCAACAGTTCTTGATTTAGAATCAGCTGCTGAAGCATCTTCTTGTGTCCAAGGGCCAGCAGTTACTTCTAAAGAATTTAAATAAGCCTGAACTGCACTTTTACTTGGAGCAACATCTGTTACATCTGCCCAAGAACCCCCAAATGCAGCGTCACTAACTTTAGCATCTACTCTATTTGTAATATATTGTTTTGAAAGTAGCCTGTCGTCTAATACTAAGGAATGTGTTCTTTTATCTTGAGCTTGTGCTCCTATTCCTCCTAACGGTTTTGTTACTTTCTTGATGTTTCTTGCTATTTTGACCATGTAATTTTACCTTTGTGGGGTTAGTGGCGGTTTGTTTTGCCGCACCGCCAAGCGACTTTATTCTTAAGACTTATAGATTAAGCTTAATCACCGACTACGATGACACCAGCTTCAGGTCTGATAATCTTTAATCCATATCTCATGGACATATAAGAACCAGTTATACCGAATCCGGGGTTAGCTTCTTCTACAGTTAGACCACGTCTTTCGACGTATGCCATTGGCTTAACAGACATATCAAAGACACCAAATCTGTCTTTTGGTATGTAAGAGTTCATTACGACGTTTAATCCGTAAAGTTGTCCTACAACACCAGTTTTAGATGTGTCATTGACATAATCAATACCACCCTTTGCGGAGTCTGTGCTTCCGAAAGGTGATGTGAAATCTGCTAAGTTCAATAGAGTTTTATAGTGCATTGGGGAAATCATAACAGTATCTGCTGTCAATCCTTTTGCGCTAATTAATTCCATTGCTGCGGTCAAATCTTGTAAAGAAATATCTCCAGTGACACTTACAGTGCCTGATGCATCTGTAGCTGCCATGTAGTGAGTACCGTCAGAGCCGGGACCTAGAACTGCCAAATCGGAAGTTCCGTATATTCCGTAGTCTGTTAGTCTGTCACCAACTGCTGAATCCATTTTACCGAAGAAACCACCGTGTACATTGTTAGCGAATGTTGCAACTTGTGCTTCTGTGTTAGAAGTAGCTATGCTTGTATTGCTAATTCCTGTACCGAAGGTTGCGTCTCCAACACCGAAAAGTGCCTTGACTGCGTGTTCGGTTACGTGTCTCGTAACTGCTCTTCTTGCTTCGTTCAAAGCTAATTCCATTTCAGAGAAACGTGAATCTTCGAGCATTCTACGAGTTACACCAACTGCAATTCCCCATTCCTTAACGCTGATACGCTCGGAGCGTAGGTCAGTGTGTTGGTATGAAGGAGTTGCGCCTTCTTCTATTTGTTCTAGCTTCATGCTAGGTTTAGAGAAACTTATGTCTACATCTCCACCAGTTTCAGTTGTGAAACGCTCTGCGAACATTTCGATTACAGGCATTTCTGTGACTCTGTAGTCTTGTAATGCGTCTTTGTAATCTACTAATACTCGGTTTGCGGTTGCTGAAAGTGATGTCGTTGCTAGACCTTCTTTTGCTGTTACCATATTTTATCTCCTTACTTAACCAATACCTTGAACAAGGCTCCTGCTGTTAAGTTGTTTGCTGCGGTGTCTGTAGCTGCTTCTAAAGCGATTGCTACTGGACTGTCTCCGTCAACATTTGCTGATTTACTCAAAGCTCCTGAGTCAGATGCTGCCACGACCAAGTTATTTCCGACGTCGATATCAGTTGTTCCGTCCAAGTGAACGTACAAAATCAATCCGCTTCCGGTAATAACGGAACACAAATCTCCAGCTGCGGCGTCAGTCAAAGCCCAACCTGCAACCAATATGTTTGCTGTGTCGGCCATTTTGACTTTACCATTGCCATCAATTTCCATTGCGGTTCCGGCAGTAATTGCTTCAGCGGCTTCGAAATTGACGATTCGAGCTGGTGCTCCACCGTCATTTGCCAATACGCTAGTTGTTACTGTCATATTTATTCTTCCTTATTGTTTTCTTCTTCTACACCATTGAATACTATGCGACCATCTTTCATAGCGAACATTCGCTGTGTTTCTGGTGCTGTTTCTTCAACAGGCTTTGCTTCAGCTTCTACGGACTTACCTTTTCCGAAGGTCCTTTCGGTCTCTTCAGGAACAGGCATTTGTTCCATAGCGATGCTGAATCCTTCTAGCTTAATCTCATCCCATGCGTTAAGTTCTTTCATACGCTCATCTTTAGTCTCATCATTCACTTTGCCGAGTAATGCTTCCTTGTTGATAATTGCATCAACGAATCCAGATACGCGTGCTTTTGCAGCTTCTACGTTTCTTAATTCTTCTGCTTCCTCGAACTTTGCGATTGTTTTGAGAGCTTCTTCATGAGCTGAAGTTTTCTCTGCAAGGACAGATTCCATCTCTGCGAGCTTATCTTTCATAGCTGCGAATTCACGCTCTACGATTGGATTACTCTCTGATTTATTTTCTACTACTTCTTCTGTCATAGTTACCTCGCTAGTTGACCCGTGTTCTACAGGTACTTGCTTTTCCTCATGACCATTACAGTCACAAGATTCTTCCTTTTCTTCACATTTCGTTTCAATTGTACATGCGTCACACACAGGTGTACGAGTCTCATTATCAATGAAACTCACCTCGACAGGACGTATGTCCGTTGCAAACGGCTCACCTAGAACGTCAACATCCTTGGAAAGCCAATCAATACTGACATGAGTCATGTCGCCATTTTCTATTTTTTCTAACACTTCATTTGCTTTATTTGCATCCTTGTGGATACGTGCCATAAGCTTCACAGCTTGTAAACCATCTTCTAATTCTACGTATTCCGGGTTGATAGCCATGCCCAACAAATCGTCGGGGGTACGTTGATGGTTAAAGTAAACCGGAAGCTCGTTGAAAGCTTCTATATTATCTTTTAGTATAGTGGGTTCTATATAAACTTTTTGGTCACCTTCTTCATCGTGGGGGCCCGATGTTATAGCAATGACCGGAAATTCATGATAATCTTCAACGAGTGCTACATCTCCAAACACTTCCATTGCAAATGTACGTTTAGTGCCATCTACGTTACCGTTTACGTTACTTGCAAATTGTCGGCCAGCTTCTTCATCTGGCATGGTGTCAACTCGCATTCTACATAAGTTAGATGCAAGTTCTTGGTAGTTCTCGTGGCCACGCTTTTTTAATCGTGGCGCTGTTTCTAATAAGCAATGCTCATACGCATATTCTTTACTCATTTTCTCTATCCCCCGTTGGATTTGCTGATGGTTGATTACCATCTCTATTTTCTGTCCTCTCGGACTCTTCTTGTTTGTCTTGGTCTTTTCCTCCAGATATATTTACATTCTCTGCGGTATCTTGCATTTCAGATATTCCATCTGGATTCAATCCTCTTTCCATTCTAACTTCTGAAGGTGACAATACTCCTTCAGATAGATAAACCATATCAGTCTTTGCTTTGACAAATGCATCATCTACATTGATTTGTCTAAACTTAAATCTAGCTTCACCACTTTCTAGTTGTGGCATCAATTGTGCATTGATAGCTGATTCAATAGCAGACTGTAAGTGTTTAACGTAAGGTTCAAAAATAGGTCTTGCCTGTTCTGGCTTTTCCCACATCGTTATAGGTACTTTTAATGCTATATGTATCTTTTTAAGAATATCGTCTGTATACTTACCATATTCAAAAGCGCGTTGTGTACCTTGTAATTCTTTAACACTAATATCATTACCGTGGATAATATCTTCACCGGGTTCTAATCCGTTGAACGCTGCCACCACTTCATTAATTTTGTCAGCATTATAAGGCATATCGGGAAGTCCGCAGCTAATATCAAAGCGACTATTAGCGTATTTATTGAGAGCAGCACCGATATCCCGTTCTGCATAATCTTTAAGGTCAACCAAATAAAGAATTGGATGAATGTCAGATAAACCATAAGCGTAATCATCGAATGGGTTATTTTTAAATTCGATAATTTCATCCTCTTCAAACCTCACTGAATTCTTGTCGTCACCTAAATCTTGGTAATAATGCATTATTTGACCATTGGCTGCTCTTTGTACATTCATATTTAGTGAAGACCTTAAAATAAGGTTGTCTCCTGTAAATTCTAAATAACCAGTACCAAATATACGACCATTTCTTAACCAACCATATAATAATTGGTCAATATTGATTTCATCAAACAATTTAGTGATAGCTTGGCGTTCTTCGTCATTATCTGTTACTATATCGTAACCATCCTTGGCCGCATATAAACACGGTAAATCAATAAGCGTCTTAACAATAGGGTCAGCTAGGTACACATTCATGTACGTTCTTGCATCTCCTATTTGCTTTTCGTATGCAGAACCGAACATTCCGTTATTCTGTTGGAGCTGAATGCGTTTAATAACGCCAGCACCGAAGTCTCGGGGTTCATTTTCTGCAAATGGCGGGTTTGACCCCACCGACGCAAATTTACGCCTATTCCAAGGCAAATAATCACGTAGAGCCATAGCTATCAATTCCTATTATATAAACAGAGTATATAAAGCTTTCGCTCATAATCCTCCGGGTATACGCTTATTTAGGGTATTTCCCCTCTTTCCGGTCCTAAAAATAGAAGGTATATTGTTATTTTGGACAGGTCTAGACGTATTACGACTTATATTAGTACTAGCAAATGTAGCACTAGCTGGTGACATTGACAGGCATGCATGTATTCCCATCACTGAACTGTCACAATAATCATCATGTTTACCATCTGGAGCAGCAATTCTTTCTGTTTTTTGGGCTGCATCCATCACATATTCTAATTCACAATGCTCTCTTATCCATTTATTTACTAATTTAGCGTCATTTGTGTCTAAATCAGCAGGATGTGGTATTTTTACTATACCTTGTTGTACATATGATACATAATCTCTATAGGCTTGGGTTTTAGTACCCTTTGGGCCTCCAGTAAAAACGAAAGGTATAAAGTGTCTTCCATCTTCATAACAGGCTTTTCTTATGTCTTGCTCAATCGCACCACCAATACCAGTAGCATCAATAATAATACGCTCAGCCCCAAAATCTGTAGCAGTGTCAATGATACGTTGTCGTTGATATGGAATGTCATGTCCACCACTTCTTGGATTGATTTCTTCCAAAGAAATAAGACGTGCAATATTTCCATCTGTTCCTTTCTCGACGGCCCAAACGCTAATAACAGTGCTATTAACGGATTTGCCAATATCCACGGCCACAGTACAATTCGGATAAACCTTTCCTCGCTCTGCGAAAGAGGTTCCCCGTTGTCTACAGGCTTTGATAGCTTCTGGATTGAAGATGTTCGAGACCGACTCGACGAACTCGCACTCATATTCTGTTCTCCAATATATTGAATCTTCACCCCATTCCATCATCTTATCAAGCATTTCTGATTCTGTGTATGGAGGCGTATAGGCTCTACCAGCCTTTACCGCATCTCTCCATGTATACACTAATCTTGTAAACGTATCTGCATAAGCATCGTCATATAAATAGCGCCACATGTGGTTTTCTTTACTTTTCGGGGTACCCAAGTTAATAAAGGGTGCCTTGTTCGCTACAATACAGGGCTCTACATTGTCAATGAATAATTTATCATCTATAAGTGGACTCTCATCCACAATTAAGAAGGTAGGGTGCTGGCCACGTATAGCTTGCCCTTGGTTAGATGCAGCTACCGGAGCTCTACGCAAAACAGTGCCCCCCTTGAGTGTTATGTTAGGCTTATTGTGAAATCTATAGTTCTTAACTAAGCCTGATAAGAATGCATTGTCAGCAAAGTGCCTATATACATAATTAAATATAAGTGAAGCTTGGTC